CTGTTGCCGCTGCTACTGGTAACGTCACAAATCAAGCGGTGCAATTCCAGAACAACGGAGCTCCGTCACGTCAATACTTTGCAGGGTCCAATTCCTGTAATGGTCCGACAATGACATTATCCCCATTTATGATGGGGAATGAAACACGGCCTGTTGACCCAGAGGGGTATGTAAAAAATGCAAACTGGGGAGCACAAGTTAACTTCATGATTCCACTAGACAGTGGCATGATCGAACAGTGCAAATCGATTGCCAAGAGGCATGAACAAAAAATGCGTCTTATCTATGAACTGACTAGAGCTGAAAAATGTGCAGACCTACAGATTAAAGGTTTTACCTTTAGACCTGGCTCACACGTTGAAAAACTCTGTTCTGACATAGTACCTATTGTATCTATAAACAATGCTGGAAGCACTAGTGAGCGTAGCGATAGCCGGAATAGCGGCGGGAGCAGCTCTAAATAACCGCCTACATCAAAGAATAAATAACGTACACGATCGTATCAGTGGTTTAGACCGGCGGATAGATGCAATAGAACTTGGCGTCGCTCAAGATTATGTGTCTAAAGCTGATTTGTCTATTATGACAAAGCGTATGGAGGACCATATGATTCGGATTGAAAACAAATTAGACCAAATAGTTTTACGAAATGGCACATAAAAAAGCGACAGAAGATCAGTTTAATGAACTACACAACCTCGTCACGAAAGAATTTTTGGCTCGCATTAAGTCTGGCGAAGCTTCTACTCAAGACTTGAAAGCCGCTTGTGACTGGCTAAAATCGAATGACATTAGTGGGATTGCATATGACGGCAATCCTTTAGATAAACTTGCCAATGTCATCCCAAAAATTGATCCCGAACTAGTACAAAGCAGATTGTATGGCAAGCAAGTCAACTAGGTATTACCGAAAAAATCCTAAGGCAAAAGCCAAAAAGGCTGCCTACAGGAAAAAATACAACGCTAAGCCAAGCGAAAAGAAACGGCGCGCTCAGTTAATGATCCTCAATAAAAAGATGGGTCGTAAAGGCGATGGAAAGGATGTATCTCACAAAAAAGGTGGAGGTGTATTCCTTGAAAAAGCTAGCAAAAACAGAGCACGCAATCGTGGTAAAGCATGACCCCATTACTTCCAACACCTGACCATTATCTACACAACCTAATAAGCATGACATCCTCTGAAGCGACTCGCCTTTGGAGGCGAGCTATTAAAGAACAGTTTGACAGTACATGCATTTATTGTGGAAAAGCTTATGATTTATCTGAACTTACTATTGATCACGTCCATCCTCGCTCTCGTGGCGGAGAAACAATCAACAGCAATTGTGTACCAGCGTGTAGATGCTGTAACCAGGACAAAGGAAGTGAACACTGGTTGACGTGGATGCGTCAACGACATGGCAAACAGCCAGAAAGAGAACAACTAATTTTATCACACATTAAATAATGGCAAGACGAGCAGGAGGCCGTGGAGGCTGGGGTGGTCGCGGAGCCCGTGGAGGGTATAGCGGTGGTCGCAGCAGTGGCCGTACAAGTTCTAGTCGTGGCCGTATGAGAACTACATACCCACGACACACTTGGACAACTAGGCACGGAACGAAATCAGGTTATCGAACCGTTCAACACTCAAAACTGAAGATTAGGCAAGGTGGCGGTTTTAGTTCTACTCAATTCAAACGGGATGAATACAACCCAGGTCACGTAGCTGGAGCACCCGATACCACTCCCCCACCCGCTCAACGAACGTCTATTGCAACCGAATCTAGCGCATGGCTAGGTAAACCGTTACGCGGTAGGTGGCTCGGTAAGGGTACTCAACCTGTCAGAACACCAGGGAAACGATAACTTATGGCTGCAATATCAGTTAAACCCCCCGGCTGGGGGGAAATCCCTAAAGCGCAGCGTGCAGCATATGAGGCTCAATGGGCGCTCTTAGGTCAAACAATTGACGAATTTAAGAAATGGAAGGAAGTCAAAGAGGGACTTACTAAAGGTACCGATGAGTACAAAAAAGCTGCACGCAAGGTAAACAACTACCCACGTTGGATTGCTGATATTCTACAGGCTCCCCCTGAAACTTTCCTTGGTGTAGACTTATCAAGAGGAAAAGCTGGTCCTGATGTGCACGATATAGCACGGCGCATCATGAAACATTCCACCTCTACAGGTGGTACAATGCACCACATTACTGCAATTTTGCAGACTCAAGCTGCTTTAAAAGGGCTCAATGTAGGTGGTCTAGCTAACCTTAATGAGCGTCTTAAAGATCTAGGCATTGCTCTAGGTACTACCGATGCTAATTTAGTTGAGGTGCCTAGCACTGCAGACGAGTTGCACAAGAGAAAACACGGCCTGACAGCTACTGGTAGCACAGACTGGGCTAATAAATCGTGGAGAGTTGATGACACACAAAGCTGGGATAGTATAGCTGATCGAGTAAAAGCTATTCAAGAAAGTGCATCCAAAAGTATGGGTGCACATGTTTTGTCAGAAACGTCAGAGTATGCTAAACAGTATAGAGACAATCAAGCCAAATACTTAACTGAAATATTCGGTGAAGATTTTGGCCGTTTGTATAAAGCTGGTTTGGTTGCACCAGATCAACGTATTAAAGAAATTCAAAACCTTGGCCATGGAGTTAATAGACAACTTGGCCTTGACAATACGGGGTTAGCAATTGACCCCAAAACTACCGCTGGACTTGTTGAAGAGGTAAAATCTGGTAACCCTATAACCAGACAAGGGAAAAAGCTGTTAAAATTTGTCAACGAAAACAGCCAAGGTTTGAAGATTGGTGGTGGTGCAGCAGCTCTTTCACTGCTTCCTACAGTAGTTAGAGCGACTCCTGTTGTAGGCACTGCGTATGAAGCAGCGACACATGACGAAACCCAAAAGGCTCATGACCTAAAAATTGCCCAAAATCCAGACGATATAGGACAAAAAGTTCAGAAATGGTCTGATTGGTTTGGTGGCCAGACAGCTAAAGCCAGTCTCACTGGCATGGGCATAACTGCTGCTGGTGCCAAGATGATGGGTTCCAGTCTGGTTAATCCATCAGAGGAAAGCTTCTCAATGCTTGGGGCTGGAATAGCTACCACAGCTGCAGGTTTAGGCATTACAGCTGTTTCTGAAACTGCAAACCTAGGCGCTGGGCTAACAAGCCTTGGTATCGGAGCAACAAGAGCTGTTGTCGATGCGACAAACAACAGAGGCCCCAGAGGCGATTGGAATGACCGTCTGAAGGCCCGTAGAAGCACACGCTAACCCAACTTATCTAAATGCCGAGAAAACGCCGTACAGCGCCTCCTAGGGAGGTCTCCGTGCTCGATTCCCTGCAGGCTGATTTTAAGCTGTTCTTACAGGCACTCTGGCAACAGTTAGATCTACCCTCACCCACCCGAGCACAATATGCAATCGCAGATTATTTACAACACGGTCCTAAACGATTACAGATCCAAGCATTCCGCGGAGTCGGAAAATCTTGGATTACTGGTGCTTTTGTTCTTTGGACTTTGTTTAATAATCCAGAAAAGAAGATTATGATTATCTCCGCTTCAAAAGAGCGTGCAGATAATATGTCTATTTTCCTACAAAAACTAATCATTGAAACACCATGGCTTTCTCATTTACGCCCGAGGTCAGACGATGCAAGATGGTCAAGGATAAGCTTCGATGTGAACTGCTCCCCTCACCAGGCTCCGTCCGTAAAGTCGGTGGGCATCACTGGACAGCTCACAGGAAGCCGCGCAGATTTAATGATTCTCGACGACATTGAAGTTCCTGGTAACTCAATGACGGAATTGATGAGGGAGAAACTCCTTCAACTGTGTACAGAAGCAGAATCAATTTTAACACCTAAAAATGATAGCCGGATTATGTATCTCGGCACTCCTCAGACTACCTTTACAGTCTATAGGAAACTTGCCGAACGCAATTACAGGCCATTCGTGTGGCCAGCGCGCGTCCCACGGTCTCTTGCTAATTACGAGGGACTCTTGGCGCCCCAGCTCCAATCGGATATCGATAACGGAGCACAAGCCTGGGATGTAACTGACCCTGATCGATTTGGTGATGATGATCTAGTGGAGAGGGAAGCGGCAATGGGCCGATCTAACTTCCTTCTCCAGTTTATGTTAGACACAACCCTTAGTGATGCAGAAAAATTCCCCCTTAAGATGGCTGACCTTATCGTCACCTCTGTTAATCCTACCACTGCTCCTGATGGTCTCATCTGGTGCTCAGACCCAAACAATACCCTCAAAGACCTCCCAACTGTCGGGTTACCTGGAGATTATTTCTACAGTCCAATGCAGTTCCAAGGTGAATGGGGTCCTTACCAAGAAACAATCTGCTCAGTTGACCCATCGGGTAGAGGCTCGGATGAGACGGCTGCAGCTTATATCTCCCAGCGAAATGGTTTTCTGTACTTGCATGAAATGCGAGCTTACAGAGATGGATACTCAGACAACACGTTATTGGACATTCTAAAAGGTTGTCGCAAGTTTGGTGTAACCAAGCTGGTTATTGAAACAAACTTTGGTGATGGTATGATTACCGAATTGTTCCGTAAACATTTAAAAGAGGTAAAAGTAAACTTAGACATTGAAGAGGTTCGCGCTAATGTCAGAAAAGAAGATCGTATCATCGATGCTTTGGAGCCTATTCTTAACCAACATCGGCTGGTTGTTGATCGTTCTGTCATTGAGTGGGATTATTCCTCGAATAAGCACTTACCTCCCGAGGAACGACTCCTGTACATGCTGTTCTACCAAATGAGTAGGATGTGTAAAGAAAAAGGAGCTGTTAAGCATGATGACCGTCTAGACTGTCTTAGTCAAGGCGTTAAATACTTTACAGATTGCCTAGCTCTTAGCGCTCAAGAAGAAATGGTCTCCCGTAAGCGGAGAGAATGGAACGATATGATCGCTGAAATGATCGATGATCCACAAGCTGCTGCTAATCATTTAGCTATGGGTTATACCCTCGAACAGCGTGAAACGAGTAGAGCTAAGACAAAAAGAAGTTCAGTCCACACCTGGGTTTAGGCCAATAGGCCCCTTATACAGGGGGAGAGAAGGGTGGACTCGAACCTTGTACCGGGGAGTTTTCGGACTCCCCTTTATTAACTACTGAATAGAAGACACCAAATATCACTTCCCACCTCATCCGTGATATCTGAGGCACAATATTCTACTTATGTTAACTACACTCTACCACGTCTCTAAGTTTATAGAGATAATAGTAATATCTTGTATATTCAATCCTGTCAATTGGAATCAATGCGTACGGATGAATGAATGGTTCCCTCCTTATGTACAAGATTTAAAAGAATTCCAAACTAACCCACCCTATAGTAAAGAAAAACATGGAGTACAACTTCGAGAAGAATACGAACGACTGCAACGTAACCTACATGAGGGTACGGACAGGTCCGAATCACTTCCGAGTGTTTTACAAAAATAGTGCATGCATACGTTTTACTCCTAAAGATGTAGGTCGTTGCTTTGGTGTAGCTAAATTTACTCCATGGTGCAATGAAATGCGTGAATGGTGCTACTCTATGATCGATAAATTCGGCTCTGAGACCGATAAAACCGATGATGGGTACCTCAAGTACATCGAGAAGCATGGGTTCGGTCCTGAGGCCCATGAAGAGCCCAATGACAACACTAAAATAGTGATTTAAATGGATGATCTTGCTAACGCGCCTGTTAAAGTAGTCAAATGTAAGAATTGTGGTGCAGATGTCACTATTAACGCTAACTATCCTATTGATGCTGTTGATTCTTGCAAGTTTTGTCCTAAAAAAATGACAAAAATGTCTGAAGCCTAATAGCGTGGAGGCAAGGTCGCCATTCCCCCCATACCCCCCTTCGATTTCACCCAGTTTCGCAAGATTTCACCGCTCAATGATATCGAAATCGTTGCAATATGAGGGGGGAGGGGGTAGCGAGCGAAGCGAGCGGTTTATATTTATTTTTCTTTCTCTCGCGATCTGTAGCGACACAAATAATA